ACAACAGAAAGTGTAACAGTTCCGTCTTCGCCTTTCAACGAAACAATTGAATGACCAAGTACTCCAGCTGCTTTACGAACTTGAGAGAGTAGTTCAGAAGTAATGTTTACAGTTAAATCAGACTGCGGCATATTGATCTTATTCTTAGGACTTGTAAGAATACTTTGATCTGCAAATCGGTAAGAGGCACGAGTACGTCCAGACTTAAACTGTACACTATCATTTGTAAACTCAAGATCTGGATCCTGAAGTAGCGAAAACATTGAGATAAATTCATTTAGGTCATAGATACCAAAATCAGCAGAGAATTGTTCAGTAATATCTGCAATTGCCATAATATTTTTGGCTTCAGAAATTGTAGAGAGTGGTTCTCCTGCTTTTACAACAAGATTAGAGTTGATGCCTGAGAAATTCTTTAGAATATCAATTGTTTGAGAGGATAGTTTAGTCATAATGTAAGTGTATTATATATCAAAAAAGAGCGAGTGTAAATGCAATTATTTTTGCATTTGTAATTCATAGTAAAAAAGTATGCATGCCATTGCGTGTGCAGCATGATGCAATCCAGACTCGCGGTCATAGGGCTCTCCTTTGCGGAGAGCCCATAGGTGTCGTTGAGCGGCGGCGAAATAGCGATTTTCGGCGTCGTCGAGTAGTTTCCAATTATCCCTAGAATATTTGTTTTTGCCGTATGTGAGCGCCTTTACTGTTTCATCAAGAGCATGCGGAGGAATTAAACTATAGTCGGGTTTTTCCGAATCATATTTAACTCCAACTTCGGCATTTGTTTTTTTCATAGGGAAGAAATGCGGCAACAGCTTTTACACTGTTGCCGCATATTTAACTTAGCAATTAGCCGTTCTTACGTGGGGTACCAAGGCGATAGCGATTGATGCGCTCGCCAGTACGGGTCTTGCGTGGGTTAAGGTAGATTGCAAGACCGTGGTCGTTGCGAAGCGAGCTGATGACGCGACTTGGGTCAGCAATACCAGCCTTACGTGCTTCGGCAGCGGAGAATTCATGACCTGCTTCAAGGAAAGCAAAGAGAGCTTCCTTTTGAGTCATGTTCTTAACGAGACGTGCCAACTTAGTTGTTTCAATTTTAGTCATATTATATGTTTTCTGTTTCAATTATGTTTATTCAGTTTTGGTCTATAGATTCATAGTTTAGCGTAGACCAACCGCTAAAGTGTTTAAAATGGTGGTTCTTCTGGTGTTTGAGTTTCAGTTGCAGTTGCAGAGGTTGCTTCGGCCTGAATTTGGTTGCTGTCAATCTTGGTATAAAGATCGAGAAATGCTTCACGAGTTTCAGTTTCAAATCGAGCAATACACATTCCAATTGCAGTCAAACGATCGTGGAAGATGCTATAAGCCTTGACAATATGACACAAGCGACGAGTTGAGATGAGTTCATCGACCCCTTCCGCATCATATGTTTTGCGGATAACGCTACTCCATGCAACAAGCTTATCAACAAATTCATTGTCATCAACTTTGAAATACTCCATATGTTTGCTAATGATATTGCGTTCAACCTTGTAAGGAGGATATGGTTGATCAATTGTAGCCACAAATCGTTCAATAAAGGCTTCATCAATAATGTTTGCCGCGCTGTAGCGGCCATCATCTGACCCCCGGCCCTTGGTGTTTGCAGTAGCAATCACATTGAACCCTTGGGCCGGGGTGACGACTTCACCAACCTTTTTGATTAGAATTGGCTTACCTTCAAGCACCCCCTGAAGACACATAATCTTATTGCTGCCACGATCAAGCTCATCAATGAGCAAGATACAACCTCGCTCCATGGCTTTTACCACAGGACCTTTTTGGAATACAGTCTCGCCATTTATCAAGCGAAAACCACCAATTAGATCATCTTCATCAGTCTCAGGGGAGATTTGTACTCGAATATACTCGCGTTTGAGTTTGGCGCAAGCTTGTTCAACCATCATAGTTTTGCCATTGCCTGACATACCAGAGATATAGAGCGGAAAAAACATTCGTGATTCAATAATTTTTTGAATGGTTTTATATTCACCCCATTTAACAAAGGTATGGTCATTTTCAGGGATAAAGATTTCATCATTCGAGACCGAAGCCACTGCACAAGCAAGTTTCATTGCATGCTGAGGAACTTGCTGCACTGAGACTGGTGCGGTTGGAATGCTTGACTCTGTATCGAGCAGTCCAGAGATGTCAAATTTACCACGACCAACTTTTCGCGCACGCTTGATAAAGACTTCATCAATTTCCCTAAACTTTAGGGAATGGGTCCGGCCAGCGTCAAAAATTGTCTTGCTAGAGACAGATTTTGGATCATTGTTAGCAAACAATTCTTTGAGGACAGATGCTTTTTGTTCGTTTGTCATATTTTTGTATGTTGTGGTTGCTTTTGCTTACAGGATGATTATACACTAAAATTCACGATTTGTACATAAGAAAATGATAAAAAACTCACTTTTTTCACTTTTATGCAATAAACTCAGCAAATTTATTCAAAAACACTCTAGAAACACGTTTTTCAGTATTGAATTTAGCAAAATCCTTGGCAATCTTATTTTGTGACGAGTTGTCAGTCACGTCCTTTGAGAAGCCTTCACTCACAAACTCTTCACCATCTTCGGTAATATCGAGTCCATTTTTAGAGTCAAAGACGAAATATGCATCATAGCCAAATCCATTTTGAATAGCAAGACACTTTTCTTTCCTAGCAATCTTTTGTAGTGCATTAAACTCGATCACAGCATCTGACCATGAAAGATCACGTTTGCGGCTACGAAGAGCAGTGATGCAGTTATTTTTATAGTCTGACTTGTAGTTTGCTACAAAGAAACCAATTACTGTGGTATCACATGTCCTCTTGAGGCTCATGATGAGATCGCGGTAGAGGCTTCGGATAGAGTGATTAGTAGACATCTCGATATTCTTACCATAGAGTGGCAACACTTTGGTCGCGTTCCAGGGACGAGGGTTTGTGTGTTCATACTCTTCACCTACGTTATTTTTACGATAGCGCGGAGGGCATGAATCGCCGTCAGTTAAAAAGATTGTGTTCATCTTTTGAACCTTGTAGTTGTCACGAAAGCGGCGAACAATCTCATGAGCAATAATAATAGTTTCATTGAGAGGTGTACCATTCATAACTTCATATTTGCTGTTGAATGCAAGTTCGCCACGACCATAAGAATCACGATAGATAGTCTGAGCTTTGAGTTCGCGACACGCAGTTTCAAACTCAGAGCGAGCCATGCGTGAGTGCAATAGTTGAAATATGATGGTATCAGAAAAGTCAAGATTGTAGCCAGGCAATGGACACTGTGATTCACTAGGATTGTGATAGCGACTTGTGAATCCATAGACTTCAAAGGGGATGCCGACCGCTTTACAAAATGTCACAAGTTGAAGAGCCTGAACGATCACTCGACCTATTGTATCACGCATCGAACCAGAATAGTCGATAAAAAATACCATGCCGTGGTTTTTAGCGTCTGCGAGTCGTGTGACACTCTTAAAGATCTGATCTTCAAAGCGATAGGAATGCAAGCGATTAACGTCTAGCGCTCCAGTAGTAGACCGAGTTGCCCGGCTATATTGGTATGCTGCCTTGCGACGTTCAAACTCTTTGACGAGAATCGCAACATGTTTTTTAGTAGATGCAGCAAACTCTGTCCAGTCTTGAACAACTTGTTCATTTGTCATAATGGCCGAGTAGCGATATTCATCATGACGACGAGCAGCCATAATCTCTTTTACTGGAATGATAGCTGACATCATGTCCTGGACATAAGGCTTGTTGCACATTATATGAGTTGTTTCACGAACCTGCATGTCTTGCAGATTTTTTTCAACCTCACGCATGGTTTTAGATTGTAGTTCTTGAACAACTGATGAATGACCTCCCTCATTTCCAGAGCCTTGTGAATCAGAAGAGTTGTCGTTATCAAGCGGCTTTGAACTCGACATTGGATTTTGGCCCTCTTGATCAGTTTGTTGAGAAGACTGTTCGTCACCATTATCTGAAGATTCATTTGAAGATTCGTCTGAAGATGTGTCGCTGTCTCGTTCATTGCCTCGCGAATCTGAATTTGAAGAATCTTGACCTTGTGTAGGATCAATCTCGGTGTCATCATCAGTTTTAAAATCTTCAGAGTCTTGGGATTCATGAGACTGCTGTGTCTGTGGTTTTTCTCCTTTGACCATTTCAGCAATGTCTGCACAAATTTGCAAAACTTCATCGTAAGTATTTGCAGAGAGGCATCGTTTGTAAATATCTGTCTCTTTTTCGTTGAGAGGCACATCTACTAGTTGGCCGATTTTGGCACGCAAATTGAGGCGATCAGCAAATCCAAGAGTTGATAAGTCAACACCAGAGATTTTAAAAAAGTCTTTTTCGATAAAGTGACGATAACCATTTTTAAAAGAGAGAACAAGACCTGGATATGTGTCTCTCACAAGTCGTTCAATACGAACATCTTCAACAATGTTTCCAATATCAAATGGCAGAGTAGGAAACTTCTCTTTGAAACGAGTCACTGCATCTGATGGAGTATATAGAGCATGTCCAACTTCATGACCAATAAGTAAGTCAGACACATTCTTATTGTCTGTATTCCAAGTTGGAAGACCAAGCACACGATTCTTGACATCAAAAAATGCTGTCTTATAGTTGCCAATTGCAACTTGAATGTTCTCTTTAGCCAAGAGTTTGGCTAGGACTGTTTGACTCTCACGATTTGCTACTGCAACCATTGTGAGACTATTCTAGCATAAAAATCGGCACTTGTAAATAAAAAAGTGAAAATTTATGAAAAAAGTGCGGAAGTTAAGCTACCAAAGACTTCGGGGGCCTTCAATTAGGCCATTTCCTTGATTTTTGTGAAGTTTTTAACCTTTTGGAACTCGATTTTTTGCTCAAATTTGCCTTCTAATAGATCTTGCTTATGACTAATCACGAATATGCGAGTGTCTGCATCTAATGTACCCATAATTTTAAGTAGGTTGTCAATACCATCAGAATCAAGACTTGCGTCAAATACTTCGTCGAGAATGAGTAGATTTGTATTGCTACTATTTTTCATCTTTGCGACTTGTCTCCATGCAAAGAGCAGACTCAAATCTATTCGTTGTTTTTCTCCTTCACTAAATGAACTATATGAAAAGTCATCGCGATGACGTGAGCGTATCGTCTCTGTAAAATTTTCATCAAGGTTAAATGAAACAAAAAAGTCAAGAGTTTGCAGATAATGATTGATAAGCTTGTTCATGACAGGAAGATATTGACGAATAATTTTTGTTTTTATTCCAGTGTCCTTTAAGAGTTCAGCAATAACTTCATTGTACATTCTCTCTTCGAGTTGAGTAGACTTGAGTTCTTGGAGTGTGTCTCTTTCAGAATAGAGAGAATCTAATACATGTTGAGCATCAGCTGTCTCGGACGTCTCATGATGTGTGTTCATAAGTGTGGTCAGGTCAGAGATACGTTTTTCAAATCCAGCGATTAAATTTTGATTGCTATGTATCTTATTGTGTAATTTATTCAAACGCGCTAACTCAAGTGTTGCTTCTTGAACAGCATCACCAGTTTGCGTCAATGATTCCTTGAGCTTCTCATAGCCAGAATTTAATTCTTGCGCGCTATGCCTGCATTGAGAGATTTTATTTTCACGAATGTCATCACTAATGCTTTGATTGCATGTTGGACATTCAGTATGATTTTCATAAAACTGCGAGTCAGACACTATCTTTTTGATGTTATCTTTAATTTGTCTCTCGTATGACAGCAACGAAGCTTTTGTTTTTTCATGTCGTTGCAACTGACTCTGTGTCTTGCCATAGGCATCGCTATACTCTGCGCCTAGCGTCAAATTTTCTGCATTCATAGCAGACACATTGGCTTTAAGACCATCTATCTCATCAAGATATTTTGCAGCATTGCTCTCATTTAGTTGTTGCAAATGCAGCATATGTTTCTTTTGCAACTCTATCTTTTCCTTTGTAGTAAATAGTTGGTTTTCTGTGTCCTTTAAATTATCCTTAAGCTTTGCAGTGTTCTCCTTTAACACTGCGTTCATTTTACTAAACACCCCAATATCAAGTAGGTCTTCAATAACCTCACGACGGTGATGACTGCTAAGTTGCATAAATGGAATAAAGTTGCTGCTACCAAGCACAACAACCTGGTGAAAACTCTTGTGATTCAACTTTAAGATATTTGTCTCAAGTAACTTTTGATAGTCACGCGAATGTGACTCTTGATTTATGAGTATTCCGTTTTGCCAAATTTCAAAAATGTTTGGCTTTAGACCACGAATAATCTTATATTGTGATGGCCCTAATTTAAACTCAACAGTCACAAGACAATTTTTGCCATTGATGCTATTGATAAGTTGTGGCTTGTTGATGTTACGATGAGGTTTACCAAAAAGTACAAATGACAGTGCATCAAGCATGAGTGACTTGCCTGAACCATTGTGCCCAACAATAAGCGTTGAACGAGTGCTGTTTAGGTTCATCGTAATTTCATTGTCGCCAACGCTTAAAAAATTACGATAACTCAAAGATGTAAAGATAATCATATGCCGTCAATTAATTGAGATTCAAGATAGAGTTCTTGTAGTTTAGATTTTATGCGGGTCTTATCAAGGTCTGTTTCAATAGCATCAACATAACTGTTTAATAAAGAAGAGGTGTCAGATATTTCAATAGATTCATCATCGATACTATCAGCAGAATATTCTACAAATGACTCAACTATTTTTAAGTCAAATGGTTCTGCAGTGTTTATTGAGTCAATATACTTATCAAAAGCATATGGATCTTTTTTAGATGTGACAACTACCTTTATATATGTTCCAGAGACTTCACTTGGTTCAACTAGGGTGACAGGACCAAGGGTGTCGTCATAGGTCAATCTTTTAAAGAGTGAAAGCGGGTTGCGAATCTCTGAAAGTTCACGGGTGTTTGTGTCTAATATATGAAAATATTTGGGGTCATTGCAGTCTGCCCAAGTAATCTCATATGGCACACCAAGATAATGAATGTTGCCACGGCTGCTCTTTGTGTGATAGTGACCAGAGAGAACCATTTCATACCGAGAGAACAAATCTGCTGACATGCCATGACTGACTGCTGGAGCGCCCTTCATCATCTCAAATCCAGCAAGTTCCAAGTGAGCTCCAATTATTGGTGCGTGCGCTTTTTCAATAAAGGCACATGACTCTGCATAATTTTCAGGCGTAATCCATGGCAGCAACGCAACTGAGAGGCCATCATAGTCTCGCACCGTAGGGGACATAATCACATTTACATTCTTACTATGATATTGCAATAACTCAGTAAGGCTACAAAGTGAATTTGTATTTCTAAAAAATGTGTCATGATTGCCAGGAATAATATCCATGGTCATGCCATACTCTTCAAGTTTGTCAAGAAACATGGCTCGGTTACGTGCCAATACTTTGTAGTTAAGATATTTACGATGATCAAAGTAATCACCGAGATGAAGTATCTGAGTTATGCCCTGAGCCTGACAGGCCGGAAAAAAGACCTCAGAATAGAACCGCTCAGTGTAATCTATAAAGACGTCGCTACCATTTTTAACACCGGTATGGGTATCAGTAAGTATTGCTATTTTCATGAGATAAAACTGTCAAGAGCACCAATCTTCTGTGATTCTTCTTTGACTTTTTTCTGTGCGCGTGGCTTTTCACTTGTCTCAGCAACTTCGTTACTTTCTTTGTAAAAAGCGTCATTACGCTGGCGCATCTTTTCAACAAGTGATTCACCATAGTCTGAATCGTCTTCAAACTCAGCAAAGTTTCCAATGCCACCTTTTTCGATTAGTAGTTGCTTGATATCAGCCTGCTTCTTTTCTTTTGCAATACGACGTAAAAACGCATACCATGAAATTTGTGTAAAATATGAAAATGCATTTGGATTGCCAGTGCGCGTTGGCTTATTGATGTCATAATTCATAATGGCCTTGATACAATTTTCTACTGCATCCATAACCATGTCTTCACGATAACTATAATTCATAAAGTTTGGGCTGCGTGACAGTCCGTTTGCAATCTTCATAAAGCATTCACCAATATAGTTGGTAATTTGTCGAGGTTCTCGACCACTTGCTTTATCCTCTGTAACTGCACTTACATACTCAACAACAGCAGTAGAGAAATCTTTATTGTTGACATAGTCATCACCGCGTGATTTTCGTTTTGTCTTTTCAGTTTTCATAGCTTCATTATATACTATATTTTGCAAATGTAAATACTTTTTTACATCTATGTGAATTTTGTTATTTACATAGATTATAAAAGAGTGTATAATAATCTATGATTGTTTGATAGTCATCATACATTCTTCCAACGATCTAAGAAAATATTCCATAATTCTTCGTCAGACTGTGATTCTTCTGGTGGATCAATTTCAGGAATGGGATAATTTAAATCTTCTGATTCATCCAATTCATTCTCATCTGTTTCTTTAGAAGAATTGGACATCAAGTGAAGTAGTCTCTGATATATAAGTGCTTCTGTATATTTACGTTTAACCTCATCAGATGTATCAGATTCTGTTTCAATACTACGATCATAGACAATACAATTTTCACTGTCATTCCCAGCTACAAGTGGTAGCATTACTTGGGTATAGACTCCAGACTTTACAAGTGCTTTTCTTATTTCTAGTGGATAATTTAACTGTATGCCATCTTCATAGGCATGCACAACTTCTCCTATAAGAACTTTACCACTCGACAATGTAAAGACCCGTATGTCAAGATCTTTTACTTTTGAATATAAGCCATCAATCATTGCAGTGGTATTTCATATAGTTTATAGTTAAACCCTTCCTTTGCATACATTTTGGTACGCTCTATTGCGTGTTGCAGTGTGTAATTCTTTTTCTTTTTCCATGAGAAGTTGTCTGATATGTCATAGACTGTTGTTGGTCGACCATCATCAGATTTTCGTAGTCCTCGACCAATGCTTTGCAATACACGTATTTGACTCTTTGTTGGCGCAGCAAATATAATCTGGTGCAGATTTTTGATATTGATTCCTGTACTAAACGTACCAACACTCGCCACAATAATTGCATTGTTTTGTGTTTCAGTTAATTCACGTATGTGTTCTCTGTTTGTTGCGTCTACTTCTCCAGACACATAGAATATATGTCTATCAGAATCACCATTAATACTACTTATAAGTTCAAAAAGAGGTTTGCCATGTTTCTGAACGAGATTAAAGAGTATGAGTGTATTGCCCTTTTGGTCAAGAGCAAGGTTTGCTATAAAAGAGTTTCGACCAACATGAGTCACAATTGCATCTATCTCAGTTTGATAGTCGGCTTTAGAGATTACCTTTTTAAGTTCATCACTGTGGTTGCATACAATACATTTAATTTTTAATGCAGCAAGAGTATCGTTATCAATAAGCTCTTTTGTTGTAATTACTCGATGAGTTGGACCAAAATTGCCAACAAGTACTCGTTCATTGCAAAGACTGCCATCAAGGGTGCCAGTAGTGCCTATGCGATAACATGCATTAACACATGCAGACATAATCGTATTTAAACTTTTTGCTTTGAAGAGATGTGCTTCATCTCCTATGACCATGCCATAGCTTTTAAACCAGGATTTTTGTAATGTAATTGCGCTCTGCCATGTAGTAATAATAACAGGCGATGGAGTTTCAATGATATCAATTTTAGATATTTTCATATTTTTTTCTGCCTAACACCCATTCATTATTATCTATAATAGGAAACATCAACTTTGAAATTCGTAATTCATCATTATGATACCATTTCATTCCTGTAGTAGTAGAATGTTTGGCTTTACGTTCTTCAGCGCTTAATAAGGAATTATTTTTTATTTTAGTTTTCGACATTTTGCGAACACGATCTGAATTTTCCTTTGTTTGACCAGTTCGTTCTAAACTAAACTTTTTTCTAACTTCATCAGACCATTCATGTCCAAATTTCTGTTTCCGCTCTTCTTTTGTCATCTTAGCAATAGTTTCATTGAATTTATTTCGCGAATCTCGTAGCCATTGTGAATTCTCAGCAGTATATTGTGATTTTTTTATATTAGCGATTCTAATATAATCATGAGTTTCTTTAGTTCTCCCACTTAAAGCCTTACTAATTTTCTGTTTGGTATTATCATCAAATAATGGATTATTTTTCTGCATATGATCTATCCAAATCAATTTATAATCAAGATATTGTCTTGAAGATTTAGATTTATTTCTGCGATTTAGAAAGAACATCGCTCTAACCATTTTTAACCTATTTTCTCCAAAAAACATCTTTGTTAAAAGTAAATGACAAATAAAATGTTCCCGAATCGTAAGAACTACTTTGTTATCATTTTTATTTTTCCAATCACGATTAAACGAAACTGGAAATATATGGTGGTTTTCAATAGGATTATCTAATATATTCCTAGATATAGCGCGATTGATTAAGGCATTATACCATTTTGTATATTTATTGCTTATCGCAAGATTATTAAGTTCATTTAAAAAGTAATTCATACCTACAAAGGTTGTTATAGGTATATTTATACTATGTCATCTTTTAAAGTTAAATCACCAGCTTTAATTTTACCTCTATTACTAGTATTTACTATATCATTTGGAAAATACGACTGTATTGATCCATCTTCCATAGTCAATTTAATTTTATTTTTTTGGGGATTTTTATCATATCCGCTCATTATCATAGATACACTATCTTCAACATTAAATGTATCATCAGATTTAGAATACTCTTCAAAATCTTTTGTCATTTGGTGAACGAGTGATGTTGTAGGCACTACAATCAATATCTTTTGATCATAATGTTCTAAAAACCAACGAACACATAAGTAGATAATTAAACTTTTTCCAGAACCCGTAGGAGATATTACGAGACTGCGTCCTTCAGTGCATGCATGCACGTATGCTTCAAGTTGATAGTCTCGTGGTGTTATCTGCGTTCCACCACTCGTTATATGTAAACTATTTGCATAATCTAACAGCGATTGTGATGTTGGTACATCTCGTTCAGTTATGCTAGGATGCAATTCATAACTATAGCCATGAGAGTCAGCAAACTTTAACACTTCAAACAACAGACCATATGGTAGTGTTGATGTTTTAGTATTATATAATCTAATGCGTCCATCCCATAATTTATTTCTATACGATGGAACAAACTTATATCCTTCAGCAAAAAAAGTAAAATGTTCTGAAAGCTCCATAAGAATTCCAGAATCATTAGAGACTATTCTCAATGAAGTTTCGTCAATCTTATGTATCTTTAGATGAGACATTATCTTTATATTTGCAGTTATCAAAATGCCATCGTTTCATAGTATTTATTCCTCCATTTTTATTACAATGTGGACATATGATAATATTAGATTTTTTTCCAGTTAATGCTTTACTTATTTTTTCTCTAGTTTCTGGAGAATTAGTTAATCCTATTCTAGTTCCAATTTTACCAATATTAGCTAATCTAAGTTTTTCTTTAGTTTCTTCAGAGTGAACTTTTAATTTGAGTTTTAATGACCTTTCATTCCATATATGAGCTTTAATACTTTCAATATCTGAAAAATTACTAATATCATTATTTCTTATAAATGTTATAACTGAAAAACTAATATTTAATTGTTTCATTGCGGATGTTATTGAATCATACGTTTCTCCAAGTATAGTTATTTGTTTTGATTTTTTAGATTTTCTACCAGACATTTTTATAGAATGCGCAAAGGCAGATGCTTTTTGTTTAGGTGATCGCAAATCTCCCTTTAAAGTTACTAGTGTATTAGACATAATTTCACTAGTAATAATTGGGGGTGCAGGTCTATCTGTTTTATTTAAAAAATCTAAACGATTAACTGCATTTAATCTTTTTAATACTTTAGATTCCCATTTACATGCTGCATCTTTATTTTTAAATGTTTTACGTATTTGAATAATATCAGGATTGCCATAGATATCAATATATGATTTTACGACTGATGATGAAGTAAAATATGTGACAAATAAATCAGATGGATGACAATTGAAGGAATATCTAACTCCATAATAATATTTGTTTAAATTTTTCCAACCAATTAAATACGTATATGGTATATTCATATTAGTATTTATAATAATACATTTTTAATGTACTGGTATCGCCATTAAGCTCCTGATACAAATCGTCTATGATCTATAATATTTTTAATTGTGGTATGTCTCCACTTTATATTGTCCATAATATCTTTAAGAGCTTCAACAATTGTAGATTGATATTCTATTTGTCCTTGAAGTTTCATAATATCAGAGTCAGTAGAGTAAAACAATTCCATGTCACTTTTAAGCGGTTTCGTCATACCAGAAAATGGATCATACTGCCATCCTTTGGCATCCATTTCGTTTTTAGTCATCTTACCATTATAGTAGAGCCATTTGTCTTTGCGCAAATGAGCCATAGAGAGTTCTTTCTTTTTGAGATTTAACTTTGCGATGCTATAGAGTTCTAGATATTTTGAATGTAGACTAGCACTTTTGACGCTCGTTTCATCTAAATTAATCTCATCAATAACGCTGTCAGTTTCCCATAATTTAAGTATATCTTCAAGTTGCATCATAATATATTATATATCATTATAAAAATTCAAAATAATCATAACGAAAAGTAACATCTACATAGGCATATTCTGATTCGGTTTGTTGTACATTAAACTCTAGCCCTCCTATATTTGTAGGAAATGCATTTGCAAAACGTACACTGCGAGATATATTGTTATGATTTGTTAAAAAGTGTAACGTCATGTCATGGTTAATTAGTGTGTTGGATGATGTATTAGCATAGATCCAATTAAAAATCTCTCGATATGATTCTAAACTTTCATCTATTGCAATGCGCACGGTTAATGGATCATATGCTAATTTATCGCCTGGAACAAACCCTTGTAAGTTTCGAAATCCAGTTGTAACCTCTGGCAATGACACAGCAGGAAAACTTGCACTTACAGCAAAATATTGAGTGTGCTTAAAGTCTTCAGCATGTATGTATAGTTTGAACCCAGTTAATGCTAATAAATTTGAATCTATCATACTATTATTTATGCAAAAAAGAGGCTACCCGAAAGGGTAGCCTCTAATTTTAAGGTTATTACCTATTGCAACAAATTATGCTGCGTTAGTGTAAGTAGAACCACCAATACCAGTTACTGTGAACTTACGGAAGTATGGGTTAGCTGCGTTAGCACCTGTACCGCCGTTAGCTGTTGGGTTACCAGCAAATGGGTTAGCAACGAGACCATAACGTGTCTTGAAGCCAATCTTTGGTTGGAATGTGTCTGGATCAACTGCACGAACCATTGTGAGTGGAACGTATGGGCAATAGAACATACCAGCGTCGTATGCGTTTGTACCGCGATAACCAACAGTTACATAATCTTCGGATGCGAATGGGTCGATGAACACCTTGAGACGGCCATTTACCATACCAGCAAATACATTGCCAGTGTCGTCAACATTGAGGTTGGTTGCAAGAGCTGGAGCATAGTCAAGCACACCAGCTGCAGCAAGAGCACTTGCAACATTGCTGCTGCAAAGTACAAAGTTTGCCTTACCACGACGTGTTGCCTTAGCAACTGCGTTAGCTTCAACTTCAATTTGGAAGAGAAGTGACTTGAACTTTTCAACAGCCCAACGACCGTCAGCATCTTGGTCAAGATCGAAAGTACCATTGATGCCAGCAACTTGTGCTTTTGTATTAACAGTGTCGATAACTTCACGGTTGATTTCTGCAAGAATCTCAGTGCTGAGGATGTTTGCAAGTTCTGCTTCTGCATCGAGGCCATGAACAGCCTTAAGGTCTTGAGCAAGTTCCATTGAATATTCAGCCTTAAGAGCGCGTGTCTTAGCAGTAACGGTTGTCTTGTCAACAGTGAATCCCATTTGACCAAAGCCAGTGCCAGTTGCACCAGTAGTACGACCAATTTGAACTGTGCCTACGGATGGATCTGGATCAACATAGTTACCATCTACACCATTGCCAGTGAGAGCTTCACCTTGTGCAGTAGTAACTGGTTGACCACTGAATGCGGTGTCTGGCTTGTTGAAGAGAGCTTCAGCAGTATTTGCACCGGCTGCATTTTGATATTGACTGCGCATAGCGAAGATCAAGCCAGTTGGCATGGTCATTGGCTGAACACCAGCAATATCATAAGCAACGATGTTTGGCATCGCACGACGAACAAGGCTGATAAGAACTGGATCCCAGGTCTTAACTGCGCCGGTGCCGTCACCGATTGAGTTGCCTTCAGCAAGATATGCAGATTGTGCATTTTCTTCTCTGAGTGCTTTTTCTTGGTTTTCGAGAAGAACTGCAGTAATTGACTTACGATAGTTGTCCTTGAACTTAGGGGCGTCTTGAGCCTCAAGAATTGGGGCCCACTTTTTTTCTAGTGTTTCTGAATTAAACATAATAGTATTTTTTCTTTATTGTTTGTTGTTGTTGTTGTTTGGGGTTGGAACCTTTATCAACGTACTGGAATAGTGGCTTCATTTGCCTTGTTCAGACGTGATAATGCGGTCAAGTATTTTTGCATTGCAGGCGAAACTGTTTCTTCTGCAATTGTTTCATTTTCTATAACTGTTTCGGTTGTTATATAGGAAGATTCATTGGCATTTTCTTCAACCAATGTTTCTGTTTCTTCGACTGCAGCGCCATTAAGGTAAAATTCCTTGATGGTAGCTACCTTCTTGCGAAATGATGTTTCTGATGTGCATTCGATATCTTCAAGTAATGACTTGAGTTTTTCAACTTGGGTGTCAGCAAGATCTGTTGTAGACTCAGAGATTACCTTTTCACGAGTAAGGCTATTAACCTTTTCGTTGAGGGCAAGCACTGTGTTTTCCAATTCTGAAGACTCAGTTTGAAGTTGAGCGATTGAAGTTTCCATCTCAGCGACCAAATCCTGCTTGGACTCAGGCACTTCAATATAGTTTTCAACAAATACTGTCTTGAGTGATTGAATGAAGTTTTCAGCAATTTGTGTACGGAGTCCGCCTTCGATTGCAACCTTGTTATCTTCTACCCAGCTTTCAACTGCATAGGTAAGATAGTTGTCAATCTTTTCAACGAGTTCTTCTTTGATTGTTTCTACTTCTTCAATAAGAGCGACTGCATAGCTTTCTTTAAGAGTTTCTTCAGTTTCTTTGAGTTTGCTCTTAACAGCAGCTTCAAAAATTGTAGTAGCTTTTTCTTTAAACTCTTCAGTCAATCCTGTTTCACTTTCAACGAGACGAGTAATGTCAGATGTATCAATTGAGATTGTGTTTTCTTCGATAACTTCTTCAGTTTCTTCTTTCATGTCCTTTTTCTTGATTTCTGGATGATATTTTTCAGCTTCAGCTGCATTGTCGTAATGTGCAATAACTGCACTACGAACTTTGTTAAACGGACCAGATAAAGTAATTGCGCCTGCAGGATTTGCAGCTTTAACACCTTCTTTTGCTCTGGCTTTAACATAGTCTGCAAAATCATCAGGATCGACATCATCTAATGGATCAACTTTAATTCGAACGGTTAAGTTCTTTTGAGTTTCTTCTGCTTCTTTCATCTCAACTTCTTTTTCGTCTTCCATTTCTTCTTCGCCAAGCCCACTGGTGATCATACCAATTGCTGAACCATAATCGCCGTCAGCCTTTTTAAGGATGCCTTCGATTGCGGCCATTGCCTTGGCTTCATCATAGTTGTCTCCGTGAGCAGCCTTAAGAATACCCTTAGCGTATGCAGTAAACTCTTCATCAGAGCTTACTTCAGCTTCTTCAGATACCTTTTTAGCTTCAGTCATTTCTTCTTCGTCATCTTCACACTCTTCTTCATCCTCTTTTTCGTCTTCATCAGACTCTTCTTCATCTTCCATGTCTTCTCCCTCTTTCTTACACTTGCCTTCTGCAATCTCAGTTTGTTCCTGATCAAGCTCTAAGGTTTCGTCAAGAGAAAGTAATGTTTCTTCGTTGATGTCTTCAATGACGACATCTTCTGTGTTTTCAATTTGTGTATTTTCCATATATTACTTTTTTCTATTGTTTAGAGTTTGGAGAGGAAATCAGTCCAGATTTTTGTTTGTGCTTCGGCAAGATTTGCAGAAGAGGCCTTTTTGATTTCTGTCTCATACTTTTCAAGCTGTTGCGCCTTTAACAAGCCATTGTCCCAGATCCATTCTACAGATTCCATTATTCCATTTACAAAAGCAGATGGAGCACTTGGGTCTTGAACAATATCAACTGTTGACAACACAAAGTCGTCATTGACAAATGTTTGGCCGTTTTTACTCGCAACGGTTCCCATACCACGACTAGAGACGCCTAGTTGACAACCACCTTCTAAAAGTCCTTTCACAATTTTACCCATCGGTGTGTCAAGTATAAGCGCCTTTCCAACAACATCATTGCCGTTCCATTGCAGTTCGGTAATGCGATGTGAAACTTTATCAAGGTTAATAGTAGGACCTTCTGGGTGATTAAGTTCACCTACAGCTCGTCCTTTATTAACATATTCCGAGACGTATTTACGTACGGCTTTTTCTAAAACTGTTTTCGGATATATGCGGCGATTACGATTCACCTGCTCAGCTTGCATAAAAATACCGTCAATGATGAATTTCTTTTCACCATTGTCAGCAGCTTCTGAGATATATCTTAAATCTTCTGAATGTTCAATGATTAACTTCATTAGACTGTTGTGTATTTATTTATAAAAATTAACGTTTATACTTCACTTTGTGGCTGTGAAGCGTTATAGATATTTGCTGATAGTTCAACCTTTTTGATATCTAATACTGTACGAACTTTATCATGTATCATGCCAGAGAATAATGAATCTGAGGTCTCTTTTTGACCATTCATTAAGCTGTCAATAAATTCTTTTGTTTTTTCCATACTTTAACTATTTATATATTTTCACATTTCAACTTCGCCAAACTGATCGTCTGACGCTTCACCTTCAGGCGGCGTTTCAGCATCTGTTGGCTCTTCTTCAGGTTTTTCTTCAGAGATCTCGGTGTTCATGCGCTCAATATCAGCTTCAGACTGGTTAAGTACATTGCTGCGCACCCACTTGTCACTATAGTATTTGCCAATATGAGAGCTTATGGTATCAAGCATGTTTATACGTTCCCGCATAATCTCAAAGTCTTTTAATTCCGAAAAATAGTTGTCTTCAATATAGTCAACCGAAATGCCTTCGCGTATGGTTTCCCAGTCGTCTGCTGTACACACTCCTTTTAATAACAACTGCACTCGCAGTGCTTCAATAAAGAGCATTGAAAACTTTTTACGTAACCGGTTGATGAACTTTTGAAACTTGACCTCTTCACGTGATATCTCGCTTGCGCGACCAATATTAAATCCAGTTTCACTTTCAAGTCGATTAACTGGCACATTTAATGAACGATATAGTTTCTTTTGAAAGAAAATTACGTCTTCAATCTGGCTGAGATTGTCTCCGCCCGGGAGTGTAGTAATTTCTGTACCACGACCACCTTCACGACGAGGCAACCAAAAATCTTCAAGCATACTCATACTCTTGCGATCATCACGAATCTCGCCAGTATTTGCATCATAAACAAGTTTGTTACGATACTTTGCCATAATGCCTTGAACATACTCTTCAGCCTTACCCTTTGGCAAGTTACCAATATCGATATAGAAGATACGACGTTCTGGTGCACGAGATATACGATAGATTACGAGGGCATCTTCCATCATACGCAACTGGTTTACCAATTTTACACTCTTGTGTAAATAAGAAACTGCAAACTTATTGCTTTCGTCAAGCAATCCAGACGGCGCATAAACTATGCTGTTTGGATCAATCTTAAAACCACTGTTGCTATTAAAGTCATCTGAATACAAGAAGTATTCTGCCGTGACATCTGAAGTTTTTACTCCAGTATTCTTATCTATCTTATTTGTTATTTCTTTAACCTTTTTGATCTTTAGCGGATCAATTGCTCTCAACTCCTTTATGCCTTCTTTTGGCTTTTTTGGGTCAATCATCATGTGGTAATATAACTTACCGTCAATATACCACTTTCTAAAAATATCCTGACCGTTATAATTAAACGACAACAACTTTGTTATTGTGTCAAACTCTTCAAGTATTTTTTTCTTTATACTTTCTGGTTGCTCTAGTTTATCAAGTACTAGATTGATTGGAGCGCCGTCAGAGTCAGAAACAATAGATGCATTTATAATGTCAGATATTGCGGAGTCGCACTCTGGTTGAGTAGCTGCTGCACGACATTTTAAGATTAAATCTTTTTCGTTTGTCAGCGCAGTGCCATCAATGTCAAGTACCTGTCCATAATAACCGGCAGTAGCCGATGACGTTATAACAGAAGTACCATCGTTTTCAATTGGAGCTGAAAACGATGGTACTGTATTAAGTTCTGAGGTATCTTTTTTATTGATTACCTTTGATATTTCATAGCCAAATAGCTTCATAATATATATTTATAGTGCAAAAACTAATTACCCAATAGTACTATCAGAAGTCCAATACTGATAGTTTAATTCAACTGTAAATTCTTCTACAGTATCATTAGTTTCGTAATTAAGCTCAATTGCACCTATATTTGTTGGAAATGCGCCCACGAATGTATATTTTTTCGTAGGGTTTGCATTTTCACGCGTTAATTGTTTGATGTGTAGGTCTTTATAGTAAGCAAGTGGAGCAGCAGTGTATGCACTTGTGTTTGAAGCATGACGATTAATCAGATTCATCCAGTTTTCAAACGCATTGCGAATTTCCATTTTATTGTCATTAATTACCGTGATTGTCCATGGTTCAAATGTACGATCTCCAGCAACTTTTAATTTGCGTCCACGATATGGTACTTCAATAGGAGCAATGACGCTACTTGGAAGTTGTGCAGCCTTAACTAAGAAACGTGACTTTAATGATGCCGTAGCACCACTGGCAACATTGCTTGGAAAATAAATTTCTGCTTCAAATAGATTTGGACGAGCTCCACCTAAAAATTGATTTTTAAATTGTGATAAATTACTCATTGTATTTTTCTATATATTTAGTATTTATACGTTTTATTATGCTCCAATTTCAGTGAATGATATACCAGTGCGTGTTGCAATAAAATTAAGTGAAATATAATTAATTGAACGAGCAGGTTTGATATAGATGTCAGCCACGAAACGATTGGTATCAATTACTTGTGGTGTATTATTTGTTTCATTACATACAACCTTATAGTCAGTAATACCACGACGTCCTTGAACGTCTCGTAAGTATGGATCAATCGTATTAATAAATGCATTACGAGTAAATTCATCGTTTAATTCAAACAACTGGAATTTAGCAGCTTGTGCACACACACGTTGTATTGTGATGAAAAGACGACGCACGTTTATACGATCAAATGCACTTGGACGCGTTTGGCCGGTTTTGTCTCCATAGAGAATAATCCCTTGGCCAGTAACGTTCACAATTGGATTGATGTTAGAGTTGTATAAATCATCACGATCAATACTTTTTGGATTGTATGCCAACTTAGTGACTCCACGCAATTGACCACGATTAAATCCTGCTGGTGAGAACCATGGATCAGAGATTTCATCAGTGTATGCACAGAGACCTGCCATATGACCGCATGCTGGAACCCACTCATAACGATCAGCATACTTATTGTACACATATACAGGAGTACTGTCAAATACTGTGTAACTTAAAACTGTATTACTTGTAGATGAAAATGAGTCCTTTGCAGTTTTAAGTGCAGTTAATTTTGCATCATCTGTTGATAGTGTGTATAAGTTAAGTGGAGCTGATAAAAATGCAATAGAATCTTTGCGATTCTCAACAACAGAAATTAATGCTGCATTAATTTCATTTGCATTATCACCAATAAATGCTTCAGCAAATATCAAATTAACATCAATATTATCAGTGTCTTCTAGTATGCTTAAAGAATTAACTACATTATCAATGTCTCTTGTTCCATTAGCACCACCAACAAAGGAATAAAATCCAATTCCAGACAAAGAATATGTATCAGTTGATAATGATGCGACGTCAAGTGGAGCTGTTACATAGATAAATTCTGAACCGAGGTTAATTACATCAGCCCAATAGTTATTAGAACCATTTGAATTGCGCGCATCTGGATGCAATGAAAGACCTTGCCAGGTTTCAAGTACTGTACCCTTTGTTCCGCTAATTAATCCTTTTTCATCATAAACTGCAATATGAATTTCGTCTGAAGCTAGTTGCGTTTCGGCAACTTCCTCTGCCCAAAGAGTAGTATCAGCTAAATTAGTGAAGAACTTTTTAGATTCTACTGAAGTAGTCCCTTGGTTGTCTTTATGAAAAATTTGTACACTTAATGAATTACCAAGTTCACCAGGGTAACGTGAGTACAATGGAGCTTGTAATTCATTTGTTGATAAATTATCAAATTGTGTTTTGTTTTTAATTAATGTGGCAAATTCAGATGTGCCTTCATAACCAACAACGGCAGCAGCATTTTTTGCTGTAGCGCTATCAACTGTACGAATTGCTCTCAATGAATTTCCATATTTAAGAAAACTTTCTGCAGTTAGGAATGACGCTGCATTGACATCATCACTTTTACTTGGTGTGCCAAAGAGTTTTCCTAATGCCGTTTCAGAACCAACATTAGTAACTTCGTCTGCTGGGCCCCAATTAAAGTGGCCGACATACGCTCCGACTGATGCTGATACTGGTTGTGTTACTGGTGTCAAGTCTGTTTCTGTGACTTGCACTCCTACGCTTTGTAAGGTTGCCATATATTTTTATCTTTCTTTCAGTGTTGTAATTATAAGTTTAAGTTGCATAATAAGAAAATTTCAATCTATCGATATTTATAAAAAGTCACTTTTACAGCGCATTCCACTCCTGAAGTGACGATATTTGACGTTCATAGTCAACCATGCTTGGAGTTTGTGATGTTTGCGGAGTATCAAATATACCAAACGGTGGCAGGTCTTCTTCCATTTCTCGTATTTTTTCACTATAGAGTAAAGATTTTAATTCAATGTTACTCAGTCCACCAAACGCATCTGTACTTACAAACCATGCAAATAGCACAAGATTCATAACCATATCGTCATGGGTGTTTCCACGAGCGGCATAGCTGTCTCCCTTTGGTTCAAAACTGCTGAGTTCAACTATTGTGTCGGCATCACAAAGTTGAAGTTTGCCACTTTCAAGTAGGTCTTTTAAGTTGCTACAACCAATACGTTTTACGCGTTTTGTCATAGTCACCCCAATGCCACTGCTCTTTACTGAGCTTTGCACAAAAGTATTGTCATATTCATAGTCATAATAGATTGCATTACAAACAACTTGTCCCGCATCGTTGTTTTCAACTATTACAAGTGCATCATTGTATGTTTTTGCAGCACGAACAATAAACTCTGGAAACATAAGCGGAGACACGAGATTGTCTCTATAGGTACAAACCTGTTTAAAAGCACCATCAACACCTGATATATCAAACACAGTAAATGTGCTATAGTCTTGGCCTCGTCCTTTACTGACGTCTGCAGTTATTATATAGTCATGGCCTTCGACTGGTTCAACGTAATAACGTATGCCATATTGCATTTGAAGTGGTTCATGCGACTGCAAACCAAGTAATGTGTCAGAGCCTATGAGAGTTTGACTACTGCCAATAAAGTTTACTTCAAACTCTTGAGCAAATTGAAGTTCACTGCTGTTTGCTATGGTCTGACGTTTCCATTCTTCATCGCGTCCAGGCACATCATTCCACTTAATTGTAAACGGCTTAAATTCATTTGCACTCTGTATTGCACCTTCCCATAGTTTATAGAACATATTGCCTATTCCATTAGGCGTGCTTGTAATTATAACCTTTGTGTCCTTACCAGAAGAAATAACAGGATATACGCCAGTGTAGAATTCACTAGCATTATCAACAAACGCAAATTCATCAAGAAACAAAAGTGATATACTCATACCACGAATACTTGAGCTTGAAGTTGCTGCACAAATAATTCGTGAGTTGTTTGAAAAGTCGATATTTCCTTTATTTAATGCTTTACACCCCGGTTGCAACCAAAATGGAAGATTTTCAAGCATTAGACATATGCGAGACAACATTTCACGCGCAGTTGCTCCCTTGTTAGCCAAGATCGCAATTGTTTTTTCGCTATGAAAAAGTGCATACCAAAGCAAATAACCACATGTTGAAATTGATTTGCCACTTTGGCGGCAAGCTAATATTATATTAAACCTATGTGAATTGTAATGTTGAAATATTTCCCTTTGATATCCATATAACTTAAATGGTACCAAGCCACGATCTAAATGAATAACTTTCAAATAGGTTTCACAAAAGTGTATAGGATCTTTACTGCACTTGATATATTCATCAATTTGCTCTTTTGTAAAGTTAATGTTAACACCATCACGCTTTACATTGGGATTTCCAAGATATCCGTTTTCTTTGGTCTTTTGATGATCAACAATCATATTGTTGTTTTAATTCAATTAATTTATTATATAAAAATATGGAATTGTAGTCATTAAACATCAATTGAATCATCTCTATCAGCATCACCACGCAATAACTTTTGTAGTTCTGTAGTGGTACCAACAAATATAGCATTATTTGTAGTACTTTGAGCAGCAGGTTGTCCACGATTATCTTCAACCTGTATAATTTTTTTACGCTCTTTTTGTAATCCTAGCAATTGTCCATTTATATCAGCTGCAGTTTTTATCATGCCAGCAAGCACTTCAAATGCGCGAGGATGCTCAGCATCACTCGCAAGAGCATGCATTGTGCTTATAGCCTCATCACTTGTATCAATAAGTTTTTTAATACGCTCTCGTGCAAATTTATAATCTTCTTCGGCGTGCAATACAATTTCATCATGTGATGGCCCAACTGGAGATCCAGTTGAGACTGCAATTTCATGTTTTACCGGTAAGACGTTTTTTTCAAGAGATGCCAGTATGGTATCTTTGTCTTTTTTCATAATTATGGGTCCTCATCAAATCCGTAGGTTGTAACTACTGTATAGTTTTCTGGAGTGTCAGTCTCTGGATTGCCTAGTTCAACACGCACACCATCAACTGGTAATGCGTCTGGTGTTATAGGCGTGTCATAGAGGTCAACGTCAACAACTTTAATAATTTTCGCTGGGCCAGACTGTATGCCCATAAACTTAAACTTGATATCAAAATCAAGGGTATAAATGATTGTACGACGACTGTTTCCAAAGTCACCTTCATAGTCGTCCTGTAAATTTGTAGCTGTTAGCAGTATAGGCACATCTGTAACTGAACCAGGTCCTTCAAGATCTTTTACTGCTACAGTATAGTCAGGCGTAAAGTAAGGAACGATCTGTTCAAACACTTGGAGTGCATCATCTTGATGATGAGCAAGTATACTTAATTGAATGCTAACTTTATATGGAATACTTTGATATATTTTTGTTTTGCTATCAGAGTCTCCCTCAACAAGATACAATTTATTATTAAGTTTATTTAATTTACTTGTCGAGTCGTATGTTATTGAAGTAATTTCAAAACTCATACGGGGCAACTTAATCGCGACATCACCATACTTTTCATTTTGTTGGCTTGATAGACGCGCTAAAAACTTTTGGTGTGGGCCATATGATATAGGCACACGTTGTATACCAGTCATTTTACCATTTACTTTTTTAGCAATAGAAATATCGTTGAAAATTGTACCAAAAACTGCTACAATTTTCTTTAGGTTTCCATTATAATAGTATGATGAATTTAACATGTCTTATGACGGGTCTCCAAATGGGTTACTTTCACTAAAGTCAATATAGTCATTTCCTATTACTTCAAATGAACTATTTTGAGTCAAGGCATCATTGTTATAGAGTGCGGCGTCTCCATCCTCTAATCCTATAAGAGATGTTATCGTTGAAGTTGTGCCGGTAGTTTGTCCTTCTATAGTAGTGTCAACTGTTAATGAGTGGAACTCACCATCATTAAATGTCAGCGTACCAAAGTTTGCGATTGTTCCATCTTCTGTATGTTCATATTGAAGCAATTCTGCCTCACCTGTAATTCCAGAAGGTAATGTAAAGACTAATGTTTCACCAAGATCATGCACATCTCCATCAAAGTCTAGTAGGGCGCGTGCACTTTGGGTCTGTCCAACTTGTATAAGATCGACTTCAGGCACTCCAGTATCAATTTCCTGACCGCTGTATTCGAAGAGTTCACATGTAAGTTTAAACGTAGGTATAGCCCCCTTTGTATCGCCACTGCCTCCAAGTTGGAAAAATGGACTCTTGTCTTCAACAAATTTAATTTCGAAGAGTCCACAGCTGAATGGTACATAGATCAGATCACCTTCACGCGGCCGAACGCTATCATTTGTATAACCATGACGACCTATAAGCGAGTTCCATCGACGACGACTGCACACAAGTGTCAATTGATCTCGTGTTTCAAGACCAAATTTTGTCATGAGGTCGCCGTCACCTTCAAAGCCGTCGACACTTTCAACAAACATTTCAATAAGAAATGAAGCATCAAAACTTGAAATTACATCTTCGTTTAAGATAAAGTCCTGCTTTACAATCTTACGAGGAATATAAAAGACATCATGCCCCATAATTTTCATAGACTCGATAAGCAAATCTTCAAGAAGATTTTGCTCAGGTCTGTAACGTTCACTAAAATATACACTGCGTGGCATAATTATATTTATAGAATTAGTTTATACCCATTATATTCAATACCAACTCTAATCTTATAATATGGTAAATTATTATCACGACAATATTGTTTTAAATTAACAATTTCAAATTGGACATCGTCTTTAGACATAGTATATTTTACTAATTTAGTTGCTTTACCCATTCTAGCTTCGCTTAATGCTTTTTTATGTTCTTCAGATTTTGGTTTTCCTTTAAGTGCAGCAGATACTTTTTTAGCAAATTCCGGTCGTTTTTTACCATAAAATGGATGATTTTCTCCGCTATTAATTTTTGATATAAACTCACGTGTTTCTTTAGAATGCTTTTTACCAAAAAATGGATTTTTATCGCCTACTCTTTTTTTATTTAATTCACTAATAACGCGACTAAGTTCTTTGGGATCATTAGTCATTCTTTTTGCGATTAAATGACATGCACCATAATCACCCTGTTCATAATGTATACGATAATGTTCATCAATATTAATACACATTAAATTTTCTATGTCATTATTTGTATGATTGCCATCAATATGATGAATTTCATAACTACGACCATTTTCATCTTTGGGTATGGGGCCATAATGACTTTCCCATATTTTTCTATAATCATTTTTCATGATTATATTTATAATTTTAGGAGATTTATATTAACCAAGAAAAAAGTCTGGGGGCATTTGATACTTAAGATCAAAATCTGTTTCAATCTTTTCAATATCATTAAGAGCATCTTCATACATAGCTCTACCATTGATTGTAACGCCACCTGGAAGTTGCATGCCATCAAATTTTAATAAATTTATTGACCATTGACGTTTCAACAATGCTGTAAGATATTTTTTAAGAAGCATATCATTGTATACGTCAGTAAAATCATTTGGGTTGATGGTTTGATAGCCCTCAATTATAATATACTGACCAATATTTACATAAGTTTTCCAGTCGTCTTGAATGCTCAGGCGATTCATGTGACGAGTAAATATAATCTGCTGAGTTGAGCCCGTAAGTATAAGCTCAATCGAGTTCATATACTGTTTTGTCATCTCATAGTTGATGAGTGAGTCGGGTTTGCGTAGTCCATAAAGATCATTTAAAAACATCTGATATTTAACACTAAACATATCAGCAGCATCACCGCTGCTCAAGTTTAGGACGCGAAGCACACTAATAAGTTGATCAGGCAGAGTAATATAGTTGTTGTCATAGTCTGCTTGTGTGACCTGATGTTTTACGAAAGTGCGTACGACCGCGTCACTATGATATTCTTGATAAAACTGAATCGCTTCATCAATACGATCTTCAATCTGATCTTCGTCAATATTAATTTCAAGCACTGGCGCACCAAGTGCTCTTAAACAATAGTCTGCTAATTCTTGACGTGATGCTGGTTTTGCCATAATATATTATTTATAAGACTATTATGGAACTGCTGGATAATTAGTTGTCTTCACATATGAGGAAGTAATCTTTGCGGCAGAGAAACCATTATTCCATGTTGTTACCAACCAAGGACGGCCTTCATAGCTATAAGCTCTGGCTATTTCTCCAAGAGTAGAATTTAAATAGAGCCAAACGCCAGTTTCATATCTTACAACTTCATCTCCATAAACATACGTTTCGTTACCATATGGTGCATATCCAATTGGAGCCATTTTGCGCCAACTTTGACCGCCAATAAACCCAGAACTTGGATCTCCTGGAGTGTTGTACCATGGTCCGTCCATCAGCACCCATGCTGTAGCATCTGGTTCAGCAGCATTTGCTGGATTGTCACTGCCAAGAGTAACATTGCTAATTAATGGTATATTAATTCCTCCAAGCAAACCAATAAATCTTTCAAGGTGATTGCGATCAACCTCTGACATAACATCAGTTTCTCCTGTATTTGATGCTAAGATGATTGCGGTTATATCTCCGTTAAAATTAATAGATGAACTTGTGGTTGCGCCAATATAAGAAGCAACTGAACCACTATCGCTTAATGTAGAGCCAAAATCATCCCGAAATGCATCTTCACTACCATTGATTCTTAACGCCATTCTACCATCGGACCACAAACACTCGTTAACTAAAACATTATAGTTGCTATTATTATTTGATCCATTAACCACTAAGTCACTAACAAAAAGTGTATTAGGTCTGGTTAGAGCTGTAAAAAGATTTGAAGTGTTTGATCTTGTTCTTAATCCTATTTTAGTAGTTGTTGAAGTTCTATTGATTGAAACTATTGAGTGAGATGCGTCTCCTCCAGTTGGATTGGAGTCTTTAGCACCAGCAAAAATATAACCCCATCTTTTGGCATTATATATGTTTCTTGCGGAGATTGGTACTGTATAAAAATCTGTAAAATCTGTACTATCAAATTTGAGAGATGGTGTTCCCAAGTCAGTATCTTCTTTGAGTGCAATATTTGCTGAAGAGGCAGTGGCTCTTTGATTTGAAATTATATCGTCCCAAGCTGGCACTGTTTGACCATCTGTTGCTAATGTATTAAGTGTTGTTGCTGTACCTGTTACAGTACCATCTGCCCAAGTCGCTTGCCACGGGTAAGTTGTATCTCCAATAGCATATTTTTCCACACTATCCCAATTATATCCTGAATCATCACTTTCCGCTTGATAATAAAGAGTCCATCTTGAATTTGTGCTATCCCAAAAAACTTCAATGGAATATCTACCCTCATTTATAAAGCCAAATATATAAAAATTCTTTCCATTTCGTAAATCTTGGCGAACGAGTGTTTGATTTGGATTTATACCACTATAACCAGCCTCAAAAGCGGGAAACCCAGAAAGCTCGATAGTTCTATTCGCATCAGTAAAATCATTACCAATCAAGTTATAAGCATTTCTAGCAGCCCACCAAAAAGCTTTTACACTTGGTATGTCTCGTGGATGCCAAACTGTGGTTGTGTATGTTGTAGTACCACCAACTAAACAGGTGACAACTTCCCCAATATCATTGACAGTCGGGACAAAGGTTTGGGTTGTGCCTCTCGATGTGCCATTTACTGTCCATAAATAAGATGAACCAGATGGCGCGGTTAATGTTTCATTTGGATAAGCAAAACCGACAATATCTAATTCAACACTTCCTCTAAAATAAGACAGGCTTAAACCTAGACCTAACATAAAATTAGAATAATACTGTTACTGCAGCTGCAGATATAGCGGTTCCGCTTTGGACTATACGCTGACCACCAAGAGGCCATACTCCTGGACTCAATGTAAGTACACGTGTCTGGCCATTTACTCCTTCAATTTCAATGGTTCCATTAGCAGTACCAGGCGCAATATATAAACCAGCAAATACTTTGCCAACAGTTGGTGTGTAAAAGCCATCTGTAAAAGTCAGTGCTTCATATGCAACAGCAGATGTGTTTTGGTGTATTAAACCCTTTTCGTAGACGTTAGTACTCATAGTCTTATTTATATTATTCTCTTATAGAGATTCCGGTGTATAATGAAAGACCAAGCGCAATCAATACAACATAGTGAGAAATTACTTCATTTGGATTAATGACAGCATTAAATGATATTATTTGTATAATAGCAATAAGTGCTAGTGCTAACCATATTACAGTTTTCATGGTTTTTTAATATATTTTTCTGGTGAGCGCTCAAAGTGTTTTGCCAGTTTAATAATTCCATTAATAATTTCTGGAGAGACAACACCTATGATGCCATAGGTAATCGCCTTGTACAGACTAGGAATATCAGTCTGTTCCAATATAAACCATGCTATTGCTGCAGCAAGGGCGGCAGATACAATATTTTTAAGTTGCTCGAGAATTGTATATTGTTTTTGTGCTGTCATGAGTCGGGCAAGCATCCCCGCCGCTCCAACGAGAGGGATTATCCAACCACCCTCTAGAAACTCTTTTAGCATCGATCTTTCTGGTTCCATTTATAACTATACTTTTAAAGTGTGAAACATCACAATATGACTATCAATCTAAATGTATTTATAAAAAACATTGTTTTAACGGGTCAAGGCATGATCAACTGCATATTTATAAAAGAGTTCTTCCTGGAGGGCTCTTACCTTATATTTTTTAACAATATCATCTAAAGAATAATGAAACGCTGAAGTTATGTCATACATACTTTTTATGTCTCCTGCATAGTAGTTATCTATGCCCTTAAATTGTCTATAATATTGAGGATATTTTAAACTCAATCCATTTCCGGCTGTTGTCATTTTCAAGAGATTTTTAGTTGGTGTATAGCACACTTGCGTAGTAAATTTATCGTAACGTGTATTAACTACAAGATCATAATCATAGGTATGATTATGATACAGGTGAGACACCAGTTTAAACTTTCCGGCCCACATACGTTTCCATGCCAATATTGGACAAGGACTGCCAGGAATGACACCTTCTAAGTTGCCGTGTAATTTTAAATGTGAGTCATCTTCAATACACACACGTTTTATAGTTTGATTATAGAAATAATCGGATAGATGAGTTTTTTCTACTGTAAAAATACTGCTATAGTCTAGTTTTCGGTATGAGCTTTTTGCCTCTGACTCACTCCATGTATGAAGAAAAAGATCAACCGTGTGACCGTTTTGTTTTAACAGATTTATATAGTCATTTAAGCGCGTGTCTTGTAACCCGCCTCTTAGGTGTCCACGAATACAAAATGCTAGTTTCATAATAGGTTGTTGTCCACTGCATAACGATATACTATTTCTTCTTGGTGTTTAATCATTGGATATGCCTTTAAAATATCATCTAAAGAAACATAAAAGTCAGAGACTAATTTATACATCGTTTCAATTTTTCCAATATAAAAATTATCAACACCAACTACATTTTTAGTGTATGTTGGATATTTAAATGCTATATTGTCTTTTTGTAAAATTAAACTATTCAGGGTTGAAGGAGGTGTATAGCATACTGGTGTAGTAAACATATCAAAGCGAGTATTAATGACTACATCATACTTTTCCTGACATTCATAGACATGTGATAGTATTTTATGCTGACCAACCCACATACGTTTCCATGCTAATAATGGACATGTGCTCGCACTTACATGCCCTGTTTTTTTCCCGTATATTTTTATTTTTGAGTCATCATCAATGATTATTTTTTGAACAGTATAGTCCTTAAAATAATTCTGCAACAACTCTTCACTTACCTTAAACACATATTTTCGATCGAGTACTCGATAACTAGATTTTGCCTCTGACTCCTTCCATGTATGCAAATATAGCTGAACGTCATGACCCTTAGCAGTTAACTGGTCTATATATTGAGTTAAACCTCGGGTAAACAGTCCATCCCGAACGTGCCCACGTATGCATAATGCTAGTTTCATAGATCCTTTAACTTTAACATGACGTGTTTAATTGCCATCCACATGTCTAGGTATTTATAGGTTGCAAGTCGACCAACAAAAATCACTCCCTTTTCTGCCTTTGCTAGTGATTCATAGAGTCGATATGTTTCCTGTCCTTCACCCCAAGGAATAGGATAAAACGGAATGTCCCCCGGCCCACATTCTTTCGGGTGTTCAGTGGTGACTACTGTTGGACCGACATGATCTGGCATAAAATAACTGTGATCATAGATTCGCGTATAGTCGGTTGTGCTATTGTTTTGGTTTACAATAAATGTGTCTTGCTTTTCACACAACACATGATGTTTAAACTCAAGTGAACGATATGGCAGACGTCCATATATCGTGCCAAAATAACTGTCAATCTTGCCGGTATAGACAATCAAATCACCTGCCTCCCGCTTGTACGCCCAATCATCTTCTCCGCAATTTAAATGCACAATAATGCCTTCTAACATCTTTGTAAACATTGCAGAGTAACCATCTTTTGGAATGCATTGATACTTTTGACCTTCAAACCAGGTTGGATCTTCGCATTCTGCAGTCTTTGGAATACGATTTGTAATAGTCTTAGGAATCTCGTCGAATGGCACTCCCCATTGCTTTTCGCTATACTCCTTAAAGATATATTCTACAATCTCTTCTTGAGACAGCTCACGACCAAGTTCAGATACTGTTTTCTTGCTGTACGGCAAACTTATGCGGCCAAGTCGGGTGTCTCCCTTTGGGCGCAGCGCAAACGGAGTCCATTCGGTATAACGACTAAGAAACTCATAGACCTCTTCATCGTCGGTATGAAAAATATGAGGGCCATACTGATGTACAAGCGTATTGCAAATATAGGCATCAGCGCAATTGCCACCGATATGAGGTCGAGTCTCAAAAATCTCTACGGCGTATCCTTTTTCTTTTAGGAGCACCGCAGCAGTAATTCCAGATAACCCGCATCCAATTATTTTAGCACTTTTTTTCATATTTTAACATTTTATCATAGTTTACGTCACCTGTAAACATAAATATATATCTATATGAAATTAAATGAAAAAGTCTATATTAAAAGTGAATTTAAGGATCTACTCCGCAGCATGAATGTCGGAATTGTCGACTATATTGTGGTCTATCGAACCGAAGGTGACAAGGTGTTTTTTAAAGCAAACTCTGCAAAACTACATCTCTCAAAAGAAGAGTTTGAAGAGGTCAAGTTACAATAGAATAATATTCAGTTGCCTCCTCTTCACTATCAAACCAATACCATCCATCTACTGGATAGTCATATTGATCTTTATTTTGTGCTACTAATGAAATATCTAAGCCTTCAACCCAATTTGGGGCATACAATATTTGTTCGTCTTCTTGTTTTTTATAGAATCCTGCTGTCATAAAATTATCCTGTTACAAGCCACCCTTTGAGGAAGGCTGTGCCTGTTCTTAATTGTCTAAATGTTAAACTATTTGCACCCCCCGCAGCCATTTGTCGTGATACTGTGATGCTTACGTTGGGGTTAATTGATACAACCTGTGTACGATAGCGTAAGGTTCCAGAACCGTTTGTCGTTAATGCTAATGCTGGACCACCTAGAGTTGCTGCTACTTGAAATGTACCTGCCGTAGCATTAACTACATAATAAATCGTATTAATAACAATACCAGTCGTTGTTACTCTAGTTGCAAAAGAAACTTCATCTCCATTACTTAATCCATGACTTGCAAGGTTGACTAAATCACCTGCATCGGTAAATGTCACAGCTCTTGCTGTTGTAAGTGGTGATCCTGTTCCTGTAATTTGCATACCCACAGCAATACCAGTGGTGTCTGCCATTGTTATTGTTGTGCTTCCAGCTGTTGTAGTTCCTGTAAGAGTTACAGGTGTCGGCGCTCCCCAATTGTTTGTTACAGTTATTGTTTGAGAAGCAGCACCTATTGTGTCTAGATAATTGAATATAGATTCTAATTCTTCTTTTGATAATTTACAACCACTATAACTTATTGAAAATTCTGAGCCATTTAATGCTGCTCTTGTAAGGTTTAGACAGGCACTAAATATACCATTAAATTTAAAAACGTCTGTACCTGCTCCTGAAATTAATAACGGTACAGTTACAAGAGAAGTACAATTATTAAACATACTATTCATAGTAGTAACAGCCCCTGTATTGAATAGTGGTACACTTGTAAGAGAAGTACAACCATTAAACATACCACTCATGATTTGTACAGCCCCTGTATTGAATAGTGGTACAGTTGTAAGAGTAGTACAGCCACTAAACATATTACCCATAGTAGTAACAGCCCCCGTATTGAATAGTGGTACACTTGTAAGAGAAGAGCAACCAGCAAACATACTATTCATGAATTGTACAGCGCCTGTATTGAATAGTGGTACACTTGTAAGAGATCTGCAACCATTAAACATACCACTCATATCAGTAACAGCCCCCGTATTGAATAGTGGTACAGTTGTAAGAGCAGTACAACCAAAAAACATACCACTCATATCAATAA